TCCAGCAGACGTTCGCCGCGCCGACGATGGCAACGAGCCTGTACGTCCCCACGACGGGCTTCTCGATCTCGCTGCCCACGCCCACCACGCAGGCGCTGTGGGTGCTGCTGCAGCCCGCTGGCACGCTGGCCACGGGCACGGTCACGCTGCCGCTCAACACGGGCGTGGCTGACGGCACCGAAATCCTGCTCACGAGCACACAGATCATTACCACACTCACCGTGGCCCTGAACGGCGCGACGGCGGTGTACGGCTCTCCCACGACGCTTGCGGCTGGCGGGTTCGCTCGGCTGCGCTGGTACGCCGCGACGAACTCGTGGTACCGGATCGGGTAGGCGATGCCCAAGACCCCAGCCTGGCAGCGCAAGGAGGGCAAGAGCCCCACGGGCGGCCTCAACGCCAAGGGCCGCGCCTCCGCACGCGCCGAAGGCATGAACCTCAAGGCCCCTGTCAAGTCAGGCGACAACCCCCGTCGAGCAAGTTTCCTCGCCCGCATGGGCAACATGCCGGGGCCTGAGCGCAAGGATGGCGAACCCACGCGGCTGCTGCTGTCTCTGCAAGCCTGGGGCGCGTCGAGCAAGGCAGACGCACGGGCGAAGGCCAAGGCCATCTCGGCGCGGAACAAAGGAAAGAAGTAGTCATGGCCAACGTCAAAATCTCCGCGCTCCCGACCGCTACCGCAGCGACCGGCGTCGATGTCGTTCCGCTGGTGCAGAGCGGGGTGACGAAGAAGCTGTCGATGACGGCGCTCCTGACGAGCCCGACGCTGTTCGGCTCGGGCATGAGCACGTTCCTCGCCACGCCGTCGAGCGACAACCTGCGCGCTGTGCTGACCGACGAGACGGGCACGGGCGCTGCGGTGTTTGCCACGAGCCCCACGCTGACCACGCCGACTGCCTCGGGGGCCACGCTTACCGGCAGCACGGTGGCGAGTGCGAATGCGGGCGCGGTGCCTCCCTCTGTGTTTGCGGCCGGGTCTGTGCTGGCGATACACGGGTCAAACGGTGTTGGCGCTCGCAGCATGATTGCCGCGTATGGCGCGGCTACAGCGGTCGATTTCCGTCGTGCTAACGGCACTGCGGCAGCACCGACCACGCTGCAGCTCAATGACACCATCGGTGTCGTCACCGGCAGCGGTTACAACGGCACTGCGTACACGACGGCCTCTCGGGCGTCCATCAGCCTTAACGCGGCAGAGAACTGGACCGCAGGCGCGAACGGCACGTTCATGTCGTTCACGATCACGCCGACAGGCGGGACGGCCACAACTGAGGTCGGCCGCGTCGAGGCAAACGGTCGGCTGGAGATGGGCAACGCCGTTGGCCTGAACGGCCCCGCGCTGTCAACGACCGCGCCCGCTGATCTCTACGTCCGCAGCGGCAACACCTACGTTGACAACACCACCGCCGCCAGCGGCACGGTGTCTCACGGGACCGTCAGCAGTTTCGGGCTGAAGGGCATCGCCGCCACCAACGCGACAGTCACCTACACCAACGCCAGCACAATCTACGTCCACGGCGCTCCGAATGCTGGCAGCAACGTCACGATTACAAACCCGTGGGCAACGTACATCGCTGCGGGCAAGTCGTACCTGGGCGATCAGGTTGACGGCAACCCGGCGAACGCGGACAGCGTGGGGTTCCGAGGCTTGCCGCAGAACGCTCAGAGCGCGGCGTACACGACCGTTGCAGCGGACGCCGGCAAGTCCATCGTCCACCCGATCACGGACAACAACGCCCGCACGTTCACCATCGACAGCAATGCCAACGTGCCCTACCCAGTCGGCACCGCGATCACGTTCATCAACATGATCAACACCGTGACGATTGCGATCACCACGGACACGATGTATCTCGCCGGGTCTGGGGCGACGGGCTCGCGCACGCTTGCCGCCTATGGCATGGCGACGGCGGTGAAGGTCACTTCGACCTCGTGGATCATCAGCGGGAGCAATCTGTCGTGAGTGGTGCCTCGCACGCTGCGCTGGCCGGGTTCTACGGCGACCCGTCTTATGGCAGCGTGTCGCTGTTGCTGCCTGGAAACGGGGCCAACGGCAGCACGACGATTTTGGACTACAGCCGTAGCCCTCAGATCATTACCGCCGTCGGCAACGCGCAGATCAGCACGGCGCAGTCGAAGTTCGGCGGGAGTTCGATGCTGTTCGACGAGACCGGCGACTATCTGACCGTCCCCGCAACCGCTGCCATGTCTCTCGGCACCGGAGATTTCACAATTGAGTGCTGGGTTCGTTTTGCAGTCACCCCGGTCGGCAACGGTCAGGGTATTTACCAACTCAGCGACGGTTATTTGAATTCCCAAGTTCGCGGGCCGGGTCTGGGTGCTGAAAACGGCACAGGCCAGTGGACTATCTACCACGGGACTACTTTCACACAATCCACGGGCAATATTCCCGCCATCAACACTTGGTACCACACAGCAATTGTCCGGTCCTCTGGCACGACTAAACTCTACGTGGCCGGGACTTCAATAATTTCCGTCGCAGACACTACCAATTACACAGATCAATACTTCGTTATTGGCGGGTGGTACTCAACCGGGTTTTTGTTCAACGGCTACATCGACGACCTCCGCATCACCAAGGGCGTAGCCCGCTACACCGCCACCTTCACGCCGCCTGCTGCGGCGTTCCCGACTTCCTGACATGGCTTCCATACCGATAGTTGCCGGCATCTACTCGGACGCAGGCCCGGACATCCGGACGGCGTTCCCGGTCAACTTGATGCCCGTGCCCAAGGGCTCAGGGGTATCACAGGAGTACCTGCGCCCGCACGATGGCGTGCTGGAGTTCGGCACGCTCGCAGGCTCGCAGGATCGTGGCGGGATCAACTGGAACAACGTCTGCTACCGGGTCATGGGCACGAGTCTCGTGTCCGTCTCGTCTGCCGGCGCTATCACAGTGCTCGGTGACGTTGGCGGGCCGGTGGACACTTACGTCACGATGGACTTCTCGTTCGACCGGCTGGCTATCGCCAGCGGCGGCAGGCTGTACTACTGGTCGCCTACGCTCGGGCTCGTGCAGGTAACGGACCCGGATCTCGGCGTGGTGCTAGATGTCGTGTGGGTTGACGGGTATTTCATGACCACGGACGGCGAGTTTCTCGTCGTCACCGAACTGAGCGACCCGACGCAGGTCAACCCGCTGAAGTACGGATCGTCTGAAATCTCCCCCGACCCCGTGGTGGGACTGTTCAAGTCGCGCAACGAAATCTACGCGCTGAACCGCAACACCATCGAGGTGTTCGACAACGTGGGCGGCAGCTTGTTCCCATTCCAGCGGATCGACGGCGCGCAAATCATGCGGGGCGTGGTGGGCACACACGCCGCGTGCGTCTTCGGGGACGAGGGGATCGCGTTCCTCGGCAGCGGCCGGAACGAACCGCCAAGCGTCTACCTCGGTGGCAACTCCACCAGCGCCTCGCTGGCCACGCAGGACGTCGATCTGCTGCTGCAGACCTACACCGAGGCGCAACTGGCGACGGCCAAGCTAGAAACCCGCATCGACCGGGCGCACAAGCTGCTGTACGTCCATCTTCCCGACCGCACGCTGGTGTACGACCACGCGGCCAGCCAGGCGCTGCAGATGCGGGTCTGGTTCACGCTCACGAGCGGCACATGCGACTTCCACCGCTACCGCGCGCAGAACCTCGTCTGGGCCTACGACCGCTGGATCGTGGGCGACACGCAACTGTCCGACACGCTGACCGGCACGCTGCTGACCGAGGGCGGCGACGGCCTGGCGCTGGAGGCCGGCGAGGACACGCTCGGCGTCGAGGACATCGAGTACGGCGTGATCGGCTACCTCGACCGCAAGATCAGCAGCCAGTGGGGCCAGAAGACCCGCTGGGAGTTCTCCACGCCCATCGTCTACAACGAGAGCAAGGGCGCGATCTTCCACGAACTCGAACTCGTGGCGCTGCCGGGGCGCGTGACGGTCGGATCGAACCCGACCATCTCGACCTCGTACAGCACCGATGGCTTGTCGTGGAGTCAGGATCGGTTCATCGGTGCTGGCACCACGGGCGACACCCGCAAGCGCCTCGTGTGGTTCCAGCAGGGCAACATGGAATCTCTGCGTATGCAGCGCTTCCGGGGCGACTCGGACGCGCACATCTCGTTTCTGAGGCTGGAGGCGCGGCTTGAGCCGCTGAACGTCTGATGGCCAACACGCCGCCGCTGCGCCTGACGCGGGACGAGCTTGCTTCGTTCCTGCAGAACCAGCGCCAGATCCGGGCGTTCGAGAACCTGTTCGCCATCACCGAGGCCATCGCGCCTGATGTGGTGGCCGAGGCGATTGAGGCCATTGGAACGGCGCAGGCCGCAGCCGTGCTGGCCCAGGATCAGGTGCAGAACGCCGAGCAGGCGCTGGCCGCGACTCTGGCCGCGTGCGAGGCCAAGGCCACGCTGGCGCTGCAGCAGGTGCTCGCGCTCAAGCACATCGCTGACTTCGTGGAGACTGCGCCGCCCCCGCGCGAGTTCAAGCGCAGTCGCTACGGGTCGTTCTACGACACCACGACGCAGACGGCGACCGTGATCAACACGGCCACCGCGATCACGTTCAACACGACCGATCTGTCGCGGGGCGTGTACATCGGTACGCCGACATCGCGGGTCTATGTGGACACCGAGGGCATCTACAACTTCCAGACCAGCATCCAGCTCGACTCGACGGTTGCAACCGACGAGGAGTTCTACCTGTGGTTTCGCTTGAATGGCGTGGATGTCGCAAACTCCGCGAGCCAAGTGCGGGTGAAAGGCAACAACGCCGAGGTCTTCTTGGCGCTGAACTACTTCTTCAACCTCAAGTCCGGCGATTACGTTGAAGTCATGTTCAGCGTCACCGACCTCGGCGTGCGGCTGCTGGCATCCGGTGCCGTGGCCCCGCACCCGGGCATCCCGTCCATCATCCTCACAGTCGCAAACAACATCGGGGGCGTCGAATCATGACCGTAACCGTTACCGTGCTCGTGCCTCCCAAGCAGATGGAGGCCGTGCAGACCATGCAGTACACCGCCACGAACGTGCGGGCCATCATCGACAAGGCCACCGTGACGAACACGGACACGGTGGCGCGCACGTTCTCGGTGAACATCGTCACGAGCGGCGGGGCGGCTGGGAACGGCAACCTCGTCATCGATACGCGAACCGTGCAGCCCGACGAGACGTACCTGTGCCCCGAACTGGTGGGCCATGTGCTCGCGCCTGGTGGGTTCATCTCGACCATCGCCAGCAATGCGACCTCGCTCACGCTGCGGGTGTCTGGACGCGAG